ACTCTTTTTCTAAAATCTCTATTGTATCAGAGATACTATGATTAAGAGTCTTTTTTAAATTGTTTAAAGTATAAGTATGAGCAAAACTAGGAAAATCATCAGCTTCTTCTTTTGCTTTATCTATACGTTTACTCAATACTTTAATTACTTCACTATAAGCTTTTATTATATGTGATGTTAAATCTATTAAATCTTCTGTTGGCATTATAAAAATATCCTTTCTTTAAATAATTGTATAAAAATTTCTTTTCCTTTATCCATTGGACTCATTTTATAGTCAAGTCTATTATTCTTATCAAATATAAATGAAATTAAAATTTTTGAACTATATTTTTTATGAATTTCTTTTAATTTCTTAGTCCAAAGATTCCACTCATTATCGCCTATTTCTTTAAACTGTCTATCAAATGCAATAACTATTTCTTCTACACCAAGAGATAAAAGTAATTGTATTTGATAGCTTATTAGTGAACTTCCGCAACAAGCTACACTAATATCATTATCTTCACCAAAATAGCTTGCATATTGTAAACAAGATTTTTCTCCTTCATATACAATAGCCTTTTTAATATTTTTTATATTATCTTTACTAAAATTAAGATTGTAAAGATTAAATCCTAATGGGTGATTATACATTTTTCCATTTAGAATTGCAGGCTTATATTTACCATACTTTTCATTTTCTTTAATTAAAGTTCTTTCTCTTATTCCAACCAAAAGACCTTTTACATCATAATGAGGAATTATAATACTTGCATTACTTGGATTGTAAGCTATATGGCGCGAATCCATAACTTCTTTTTTAATTCCTTCATTTTCCCATGACTGAATTTTAGGTTGTGGTAAATATTTTAGAATTTTATCATCATATATTCTTAATTCTGCATTTTTATATGTTTCTTTTCCTTTATTATCATATCTTTCAAGTACAGCCCAATCACTTAATTTTTGTTCAAAATTTGAATTATAAAAATTGTGTACTTCATTAGCTAAACCAAAATAAATAGCTACAAATTCAACAGCATCATATAATTCCCATTTCTTAATTCCTAAAGTTCCTTCTTTAGTATAATAAGTTTTTGGTTCATTTGCTAAATTTTTAACTTTACAAATTAATTCAAATATATCAAAAGTTCTTTCTGAACATTCAGTATAGCACTGAAAAAGTTTTGTATTATCATAATAGTAAAGTTTATGTGAACCATCTCCCGGATGATTATGACATATAGTTTGAGATATAAAAACTCCATTTGCGGGAGGCCGTGGTTCACCGCCAAGTTCAGCAACTAAATCATGTATTTGTTCTATTGTTAATTCATTTTTTATTTTATCTTTATCATATTTATACTTCATATTTAAAATGCACTCACTCTTGGTTTTTTAATATTAATTTTTAGTTCCTTAATTTCTATTAACTCATATTGATAATTTGTTACAAACATAGGCTCTATCTTACAAACACCTCTTCTTGCTTTGCACCAAATTAATATATCTTTATATCTTCCTCGCCTATTCTTATAAACTGATACTTTAATATCAGGTATATCATATCCATTTTTCTTACAAAATTCAGACAATGCTTCTTTATCTTCTGCGGAGGTCTGTAACATAATTTCGCCTAGATCAATCTTATCTGCAATACTCTTTGCACCACGTAACAAATTCTGGTCATAAATCTGTGCAGAAGTATAATCTCCATTTAACTGTGTAGCTGACATAATAAATACACCATATTGATTACATAAATCTTTTAATCTAACAGAAATCATAAAAAGTATATTATCTTCTCTTAATCCTTTTATACCAGCCCTTGAACTAATTTCACTAAGAATTTTCATACTAGAATGAATATAATCCATAAATACATATTTTACGTCCCATTCCCTAATAGATAATTTAATAGTATTTTCTATATCTTGTAAAGAAAAATCTGGTAACTGCTTTATATAAAGCGGGCTTTCACTTAATATCTTTGCAGCCTTTAGAACCCTTTCATATTCTCCCTCATAATAATTATTATAAAGAATATGGTCTTCATCTACTTCAGCTATAAAAGCTAGCATCATTGTTTGTATTTCATCTATTTCCTGTTCTGTTGAAATAAAAATTGTAGGTTCTTTTGTATTATTAGATACCCATTCATTTTTATCTATATCAAAAAGTTCATCACAAGCAATAGTACAAGCATCTGCTATCATAGCCCTCGTCTTACCTACACCGGTTGAAGCAGACCGCAAATAAAATTTTCTCAATCTTGCTCCTCTTGTTACTGAGTTAAAAAGATTACCAAACATAGGATAACCTATTTCTGGATTCTTTTGTAAATTTTCTACTAACTCAACTATACCATCGCCCGCCTGTGAAAATTCTGTATCTGCATTGTCTATACATTTTAATTTTATATCATCAATCTTCTTATTTATAGTTTCTGCAATTTCTGCAAGAGGAGTATTATCTAACCAATCCTCTTGATATTGTTTCTTTTTTGAATCAAATATATTATCAGGATCATATAACCAAGATAAGTCCATTCCAACTTTTTGATTATATTCTCTTAACAAAGTCATTTTCTTAACTCTTTGATAATAATAATCAAAAGTAGATAATTGCACTTTTTGTTGCAATTCATCTAAATATTCTCTACCCTTGTTAGTCTTATAAACTGCTAACATTTTAGGTCTACTGCTTAAATAATCTTCAATAGTATTAGGATTTATTTCTTTCGCACCTAATTTAAACAAATTATAAATTGAACCAAATAAAATTTTATGAAACTTCTCCGGAAAATCATCTTCATTAAAAAAATATTTATCAGTTTGGTCTAATAAATTAGGATTCTGATAAACACAGCCTAATACTTGAATAATTGCTGGTACATCTACATATTTAGTTCCCATTAATTATTCCTCCATATCTAAAAATTTAAAAAGTTTGATTTTATTTAAAAATCTTTTTGGTGCTTCAATAGTAACTTCTTGAATTTCTTTTTTGCTTTCTTGTACTTCTTTTATATTATTTGAACTAGATTCTATATTATTTTTTGCTAAATATAAATTATAATAATATAATTTTGCTTCTTCAAATATATAAGGTACGATGCCAATTCCGCCATTAGCTTTTTCTATTGAATTATTTTTAATTTCATAAAAATAAATTAAAGATTTTAAAATACCACTATAACTATAATTATATTTCTCTTTATATTCTTTTATTTGTTTTTTTACTTTTGTAGAATTATAGTTATCTTTAAGAAGTTCTTTAACATATTTATTAAGTTCAATTAAATCTTTTTCTTCTTGCGATAATTGAGCCTCATTTTCTTCTACACATTTTGTATGAGCATATCTCCTTGCACTTATAGCGACTGCAGGCTCCTTATCCCTATTGAATTTCTCTTTGCAATAATAGCATATCACGTAATGAGCCATTATTACTTCTCCTTTATTACTTATTCTTATAAATATATTATATCATATTTTTTTATAAATGTCAAAAAAGGAGATATAATATTGAAAATTATATCTCCTTTTTTATTATTTATTTGAATTTATTAAGTTTTTTAAATCAGCTACTATCAACGATACAGCCTGTACTTGATTAGAATTACATTCATTTACTCTTTTGCCTTTTCCTAAATACTGCTCAGTAAGCTGAACAATCTTAGGTGACCAAAAAGTCTTAAATCTTTGTCCATTTTCGGTTTTACCCTCGTCATCTTCATAACCTGGTATACTCATTATCAAGTCATTGAACTCTTTTATTAACTTATCAAAATCTAATTCTTCAACTACATTCTGCTTTTGCTGTTCTTCAAAGCTTACTACCTTTGAATTTTCTATTTCTTTCTTCTTGCTTATTCCTATCTGCACAGCCTCAGTTAAATTTTCAGCAGTAAATTCTTTTATAAAAGTAGGAGTATAATCTATTCTTGAACGAGCAAAGAACTCTTTTGTTTCTGCTAAATAAGCGGAAGACTTGATTACTCTATTCTCTGAATCAACTCCATTACTCTTGAGATATACTACATAATCGCATTTATCAAGAATAGGGGCTATACATCTTTTATCTCCTTTTGGTGAAATAAAACCAGTTTTTGAATCTCTCTGTTCATGTGCAATAAATACTACTGTAAATCCTGCACTTACCAAAAGGTTTATCTGTCTAAAATACTCTTTCTCATATAATTGATATAAGTTATGTCTGCTATCACCATCTGCCATTGTCAAAGCGCCATCTCCATAAGTCTGGCAAACATAATCTTGAGCATATATAGAAGAAGCATAAACTTCATCAACTATAATAGTTGAATACAATTCTTTAGCCTTATCTTTTGTTACACCAGTAAACTGATTTACAATAGACTTAAAATCAGACCATCTTGTAATAACGGCATAAGGTATATCATCTATACCATTAAGTCCCATTTCACAAGCCATAACAAAAGGCTTTGGTAATCTTACTGCTTGGGCGGTTTTACCTAGATTGTTTCCGCCATATATCATAATAACTTTTCCTTCTAGTCCACTAGCTATAACTGATCTTGGGGGATTAAATATATCTGTCATTTTCTTCTCCTTTTTATATAATAGAGAATTTAATTAAATGAATAATTAAATTCTCTATCTTTTATATTTAATTCAAAATTAAAAATTAAAACTTCCAGACTTTATAGAAGAGGCTGATGAGCCATTCTTCTGAGCGTTATAATCATCCTGTCTTTTCTTAACCTCAGCAAGCTTTACCTCTCTATTTTGCATAGCTTCCTGTAATTCGCTTGCAGTAATTGTAGTATCACTATTCCACTCATAAGGTTCTGCTGCAACACCAGTTATTTCCCAATCTCTTACGCTTCTAGTAGTCTCGGATACCTTGGCTTCACCAAATCCTGACTGCTCAATCTTAGGAATAATTATTGTCTTATTTACTATATTTCCCCATACCTTAGTATAAACTGGAGAACTACTACTTACTCCAAGATTCTCAAAATAAGACATTCCCTCTATACTCTTAACTGATAAATCAGTAGGAAGAACACTATTTCTAAAATCAAAGAAGCATCCTCTAATTGAATCATAAGCCTCAGTCTTTCTTTCCTCATTAGCTTCAATAGGAATTACCTTTGTAATTACCATATCCGCCTCAAAAGTATTTCTCTTATCAATATCACTATTCAGCTTATTAACAATAGAAACAAAACCACCCTCACATCTCTTCTGAGAAACAAGGTTTCCATCCTGAGCATAAAAATCATTAAGACCAAATGCTGTATTTACTGAAAGCTTAAGTGCATTTTCCTTTCCATCTGAAATCCATGTCTTAGCTCCATCAATTATCTTTGATAAAACTCCATAAGTCGCATTAGTCTTACCATTTGCAGTTACTTCTGTTGAGTAAGTAAAATGAATTGGAACAACATTAAGTCCCTCTTCATCAGTAGCTATTTCTATCTTTCCCGAAATATATTCCGTACCGGGATTCTTGCTCTGCTCTCCTGTTACCTTTTTAGACAAATCATGCTGATATAAATATCCTTCAATATGTACTGTGTTAATATTCTTTCTCATAATACTTTGCTTCTCCTTTAATTATATATATTTATTTTAATTATTTTTTAAACTCTTTCCTAATTCAGTAATTGAATAGCAAACAGGATTAGAGCCTACTTTTTCAACAAAATTTGAAGTGATTAGTTTACGAATTGAAGTTGACACTGAACGTGCAGAAATGCCTAATCCTTCACCTATATCTTTTGCTTTAAAAATATTATTATATTCTCCAAAATGATTTTGCATATATGATATTATTTGCCAGCCTTTTTCTGTAAAAACCTCTTTCTTTTTTAAGGAATCAAAATATTCCATTTCATCTTGATATTCTGTTAAATCAAGAGGGGCTATAAGCTCTTCTACCATAGCAATGAATTTTTCTTTCTTAGTCATAATTATTTTTTTCCTTTTCTTTATTTTCTATAATAATTATAACATTTATTTTTTATTTTGTCAATTAAAACAAAATTCTTTAAAATGTGGTAACTGCTCTATCCAGTCACAAAATTCTTGCCATTCAGGTAATCTATGATTTCTTCTTTGCTGGTACATTGTTTTTAACTGCTGATAATTAGTAGTCATACGTGATGTTAAAAGTATTCCACAAGGGTTAGAGTATAAAATCTGTAAATATAATTCTTTTCCATCTTCTGAATTTTGTTCTTCTTTTGTTAAAGAATTATATATTTCTACTTTTTCTTTTATAACATCTATACATCTTTTATCAACATATTTTATATATGCTTTATCTAAATCAAATTTAGTAATCTTATGCATTGTAGATTGACTAGAAACAAAATCAATAAAATGATAACGCTCTAATTCAACACTCATTTTGGGAGTCATTGTTAAATCAAATTGAACTACAATACCTTTTAAAAAATTATCATGCCCAGTTCCAGTTTGAACCGAACCAAGTTTTCTAGTTCTATCTACAATATCAGTAGTACATTTACTTACATCTACCGCCATTGGATATTTAGATGCTTTTACACTTTCATCTAATCCATATATTATTGTATTTTCTATCATTTTTATTTATTTCCTTGAGTTATATTATAGCCATAATTTTTACTATCATATAATTCTATATAATATTTTTCTTTTTTATCTAATTCTTCTTTTGAACAAGTTTCCAAAAGTTCCCAAGAGAAATTCCATATACCATCTTCTATCATAGCTTTATAAAGTTTATTACCTGCGGGGGTATCTATTCCTAAACCGCATTTAGCATGATCCTTAAATCTTCGACTTACATCAACACTTTGACCAATATAACATTTCTTATTTATTTGATTAGTTATCTTATATATACCTATAACAGTTTGTGTACCAAGTATATTATTACATAATGTTGTCATTGGCTTTTGAAAATAAGTTGACCATATTAGCATACTAAGAATACGCGGTTTATTTAATTGAGATTTTACTCTTTCTAAAACTTGTATATCATTTCTATCTGTTACTGAGATAGGTAAACAATAGAAAGTAAGATTTTCTTCTATTTCTTTTTCTTTAAGTATAGCTTGTTGTGTAGCTTTGCGTGTTGCACGTATAGAATTAAGTATATCTTTTTCTTTCTCTATTTCTTTTGATAAATTTTCACAATATGATAAATAATCTTTTTCTAAATCATTTTGTTTATTATCAAATTCTTCTTCTGCTTGCTTATATGCTGTTTCAAGTGAGTCAATATAACTACTCATAGCTTGATTAGATACTTCTTTATGTGAATCTAAAGCTTTCTCTATTCGAGCATGTTCATCATATAATTTTTCATTAGCTGATAATAATTGTTTATTTTCTGTTGATAGATAAAAACTTTCTTTTTTTAAACTTTTATTTTTATATTCAAGTTCTTCATTTTCTTTATCTATTTCAGAATTTAATTCACGTATTTTCTTACTATTATTTATACTTATAATAATAAAAACAATACTTACTATAAATAATATAATGCTTATTATAAATATCATCATAATATTATACCTATTAAAAAATTGAGTTAAGCTTTATATATTCACTTAACTCAATTTTTTTCATTAGTAATTATCTAAATTACTCAGCATCTACTTCAGCATCAGGATCAAATGCCCTGCCTGCATCAGTCAAGCTAATAGTCTTTGCCTCAACAACTGTTCCATCTGGGTTCTCAAACTTCTTCTTCTCATCTGAACGAACCATAAGTCCCTTCTTAGGATTTGTAAAGCTATTAATAGAACCATTTACCTGTCTTGTACTAAGACCAAGTGCCTCTGCTATATCCTGTGCAATTATATCCTCACCGTCATGTGCCTTAACATAATCAAAAATCTTTCTAGTATTTGCCTTCATTGCCATTTTAAATTTTCTCCTTTTATTCTTTATTATATTTATTGTTAAGAGGATATACCTCTCTTTTTTATTTATAAGGGAACACAATATATATTATTTTTATTTTATTATTATTTAACACTTTTGCCCGTAGGCTTTATAAAACCTTTAAAATATTTTTTATTTCCCTTAACTTTATATATATTATATCATAAAATTTTTTAAAAGTCAAATATTTTTTATATCATTTTTATAAATTCATCTTCGGTTATAATAGGAACATTAAGCTCCTTTGCTGTTTTATTCTTAGCAGTATTTGATGCTATATCATTATTTATTAAGTAATTAGTTTTTGAAGTAACTGAGCCAGTTACCTTACCACCTTTTCTCTCAATTAAAGATTTTAATTCATCCCTATTTTTAAATTGCTTTAATTTACCGGTTATCACAAAATTCAAACCAATTAAACCGCTTTCTGTATTCTCTTCCTTTTTATCATTAAAAGTTATATATTTATTTACAATTACATCAGCTTCTGTATAATCAAAATTTAATATACTATTTGCTTTTTCTTCTCCAAAAGTATCCCATTCTGAAAAATCAAATTTATTTATAACTAACTCTCTAAAATCTTCCCAAGTTGAAACATGTTTGCAAATTTCTTTTGCTACTGTTCTACCAACTAAAGGAATACCAATAGCAGATATAAAAGCATCTAAATCACAAAAACAAGCATTTTGTATAGCTTTTAATATATTATCTACTGATTTTTCGCCAAAGCCAGCTTCTTTAATCCATTCATTTCTATATTGTCCTAATTCAAAAATGCTTTCTTCATCTACTATCCAGCCTAAATTAAGAAGCTTATCAAGAGTAGCTTTAGAAAGCCCTTTTATATCAAGCCCTTTCTTACCACAAAAATGATCAAGCTTATTTATAATTTTTCCATCACAATTAGGATTGCCACAACATAAAGTTACTGCATCTGAATTACTATATACAAGCTTTGTTTCCCCTCCACATATAGGACAAATATTAGGACATGAATTTAATGTTCTTTCATTTCTAATATCATTCTTATATTTTACTTTTGTTATTTGCGGAATTATTTGGTTACTTTTTGCAACATATATTGGTTGGTCAAGTTCAGGATATTTACCTAATAAATCCCACATAACTGACATGTTATGAAGACTAGCACGACTTACAGTTGAACCATCTATATCTACTGGTTCAAAAACTGCAACTGGTGTTAACACACCCATACGAGATACATCAAAATCTATATTTAGCAATCTTGTTTCATATTCTTCATCATACATTTTATATGCAAGTCCGCCTCTAAAATGATGATCAGTTTTACCTAAAGAATTATAATATTCGCAATCATTAAATTTGAAAACTACTCCATCAATAGGATAATTACTAGAAAAATATATTATATTTTTTATATATCTTTCAATATTATCAACATCTACTAATTCTTCACAAGTCATATAATAAGCACTAACAAAACCTAATAAATCTAATATACCAAGCTTTAAAGACAATTTATTAAACTTAGGCGGGAGTCCTTCTATACAATCCCATGCAATAAAAGTTAGCTTTCTGTTTTCACATTCTTTTGAATCTAAAAGTCTTATACTACCTGATGCAAAATTTCGTGGATTCTTATAATCTTTTGAAAATTTTTCAAAATCTGAATAAGCACAAATAATTTCTCCATCAACTACAATTCTATCTTTAATAGCTATATTGTTAGGAATTGTTTTAATTACCTTTGCATTATGAGTAATATCTTCCCCTACTACGCCATCACCACGGGTTTCCGCTTTTATAAGTTTACCATCTTCATATAACAAAGAACAAGTTAAGCCATCTAACTTAGGCATACAAATAAATTCTTTATCTTTTACAAAGCTTTTTATTTCATCTATTGATTTTGTCTTTGCCAAAGATAACATTAAATGGTTATGTTTAACTTTATCTAATTGATTTATTACTTCATAACTTATCTTTTGTGTTGGTGAATCAGGACAATAAAAATGGTATCTATTCTCTAAGTCAACTAACTTAAAATACATATCGTCCCATTCTTTATCTGAAATAGGAGAATTACCTTCATCATAAAGTTTAGTATAATAATTTAACTTATCCACTAATTCTTTTATTTCTTTTAATTTTATGTCAATCATAGCCATATTTTTACCTCTCTGTTATTCTTCCATCATCATAGACTTTAAAAACTATAACGTCATCTCCCTTTTTACAAGTAGCTTCAACATATTCAGAAGTGATATAATAATCCATAATCATATCTACTCCTCGCTCATTTTTTAAATAATTAAAAGCATTTTTCATTTTTTCTTTTCTTTGATGTGGCTTTAACATAAATATCATTCCTTTCTTAACTTTCTATATATATTATATAATAATTTTTTATTAAAATCAAAGGGCGGTATTTTTAACCGCCCCCATTTTATAATTTAACAACAGATGTTACTTCTGCATTTTTAATCATTATATTTCCTATACCAGTTCTACTTAATAAAGGTACTTCTTTGGCGGAAATACATATTCCAGTTCTTTGTGCTATAAGCAATATATTATCTTCATCACTTATCATTTCCGCACCAACTAATTTACCTGTTGAAATTGTTGGCTTATAAATTGCTAAGCCCTTTCCGCATCTACCCTGAGTTGGAAATTCATCAAGGCTTACTTTCTTTCCAATACCTTTCTTAGTAAAGACTGCTATACAATCTGTATCTTTATGAATAGGTAATCCCTTTATTACTTCATCATTTTCAGATAACTTAATAGATTTTACACCCATAGCTATACGTCCAATAGGTGCAATATTCTTTGTTTCAAACCTTATTGCCATTCCCTCTTTAGTTACAACTACTAACTCTTCTTCGTTTAAGAATGTTACATTAACTAATTCATCGCCTTCTTTTATCTTTATGGCGGCAATACCTGTGTTCTTTTTAGCTGACTTATATTCCTCAAGTAAAGTTTTCTTTATCATACCTTGCTTAGTTATAAATACTACATTCTTAGCTTCACTTTTTCTATATAAAGAAGTAATTGCTACTATTGTTTCATTAGGTTCTAACTTAATGAGAGTATTAATTGGAGTCCCGCGTGATACATTAGTTCCTGTTGGTACATTATCTACTAATAATCTATACATCTTTCCTTTTGAAGAGAAAGCCATAAGTATATCAATAGTGTTAGTTGAAATTGAACTAAGTATTGCACCATCTTCATTTTTTACACCTTTACCGTTACGTTTTTGTACTTTAAAAGAACTAGCTGAAATTTTCTTAATTAATCCAGATTGTGTGAGTATTACTACTACATCTTCAGGAATAACTGCTTCAATTTCCTTTTCTTCTTTTGGAATTTCAAGGTTTTGCAACTCTGTCTTTCTATCTTTTCCGTACTTCTTTATTAAAATATCAAGCCTTTTTGACAATTCTTCTTTCTGAAGTTCTTCATTATTTATAAATAAGGTTAATTCTTCGATAGTCTTATTTAATTCAATAGCTTCTTCTTGTAATTCAACCTTTTCCAAGTTAGCCAACTTTGCAAGTTTCATATCAAGAATTGCCTTTGCTTGAATCTCAGTAAAATTATACTTGTTTATTAAGCTTACTTTTGCTTCTGATGAACTCTTAGAACTCTTAATTAAAGCTATAATATTATCTATATCTTCAAGAGCTTTTAATAAACCATCTACTATATGTAATCTATCTTGTGCTTTCTTTAAATCAAATTGAGCTTCTCTAACAAAACATTCAAGGTTATGCTTAACATATGTTGTTATATAATCATTCAATGTAAATAACTTAGGTGTCTTACTTATTAAAGCCCACTGATTAGCATTATAGTTTTTTTGTAAATCTGTCTTACTATAAAGAATATGAAGTACTTTACTTGGTGCATCAGTACATTCAATTTCAATTAACATTTTTTTCTTATCTGTCTTATTATAAATTTCCTTTATACCTAAGTCATCTTTTAATATTAATTCTTTTACAGTTTCTAACCAAGGCTCTATATAAACTTGATAAGGTAATTCTGTAATTGATATAATATTTCCTTTTATTTCAGCTTTACCTCTTAAAATAATTTTACCTTTACCTGTCTTATGAATGGTAGGAAGATTATTCTTATTTATGATAATGCCTCCGCTTGGAAAATCAAATAAGCACTGACTATCATCAACTTCTCCTGTTTTAAGATAGTTCTTAATTATCTCTCCTACTTCTTTAAAATTCATAGGCAACCAAGTATTAGCTATTGTTACACCAATACCTTGACTACCATTTATAAGTAATCTAGGTAAAACAGCGGGAAACACTGAAGGCCATTCTTCGTCCTCAGAAAAGTTCATTATCATAGGAACATTTTTCTTTTTTAATCCCTGTAACATTCCTTCTTCTGTTGCTTTAGATAATCTAGCTTCCGTATATCTTGCGGCAGCCGGTACTGAACCAATTACTATATTACCATTATTACCATGCCAATCAACCTCGGGAATATTATTTATCCAAGGTTGTGACATTCTAGCAAAAGTTTCATATATAGCTACATCACCGTGAGGCCACCATGAAGCTACTGTTCCTCCGCTAATTTTTGCTGATTTTACATGAGGCTTATTTGAAGTATAACCTTTTGTATACATTTCCCACAAACAAGCTCTCTGTCCGGGTTTTAGCCCATCTCTAACATCTGGGAAGGCTCTCTCACTATTGGCTTCATAGGCGAAGTCTATAAAATTTTGATGTAACTCTTCACATATATCAATAGTATTCATTTTTCCTCCTTTATCAATAATAATTTTGTTTATCTTAATATTATTAAAACATATTTTTTATTTTTTGTCAAATATATTTTTATTCATTAGCTTCTTCACTATATTTTAAAATATATTCTCTTCTAGGAGGAACTGCTGTTCCCATTAAAGTTTCAAATAATATTTCTGTCTTTCTTACATCACTAACTGTTATTTGAAC